GCGACGCTGGTTCCTTGCGTGTTAATTTCTAAGTTTGGCACATACACAACATAATCGTTTCCTATGGGTGTTATGACGATGGGATAAGCATGGACAGGTTTATCGTCTAAAATAAGTGATTTAACAGCAGACACTTTGCCACATCCGGAACGCATACGTTCTGCAATACGGTCAAGCACCACAGAATCCTGCTCTTTATCCAAAGGCATAGTAATGGTTATAGTTCTTTGCTTTTTGGCATAGGCGTTCCAAAATGATTGAAAATCTTTTGTTTTCTTTTTGTGTTTGACTCGTGAAGAATTATCGCTTCGGCTTAACCATTGGCAATTATCCGGTGAATATCCTTTTGATGGATCGATACGGTCTATAGTGAGTGTATTTTCATATCCGTTCATTAAAGCCCATTCCATAAAGCACTTAAAACCATTTTTCCCTAACCACTCATCGCACATGATTATGCCTTTTGCTCCATACACCGGATAATGCTGATTGTTGGGGTTATAACACCGCTGTTTCATTTGCGAATAAATTTTATAAAGCCTTGTTTGACTGACTGGTGCATCCTTTTTCTCTTTGTCGTTTTTCATGGCTTTTCCTCCATCCCGCATATTTTCCGTTCTTGACCCGCTTATCTTCCGGGGGCTGTGTATCTGCCGGAATCGCCCATTGATTGCCGATTTTGACGGCGGGGATTCTGCCCTGAGAGATGAGTAGCCGCACCCTTCCACCATCCATATGGAACTTCTCGCAGAACTGGGTGACAGAGAGATAATTCATTGACTTTTCCCGCCTTTCATGGTATAGTAAGGGTAGACAAGAGGCGCTCGTGCTTGGTGCCTTTGTTGTCCCGCTAGTCGTTGTGAGCTACCACAACGGCTAGTTTGCTTTTATGGGATAAACCATAAAGAGCAGGAACAGGATTACCAGACAAAGTATGTACATGACAACCTTTTTCCACATCGGCATCACCTCCTTTCGGAAGGTGAGCGCCCCTTGACTACAATATTATTTTATCACGATATCGTGATTATGTCAATGTTTTTTCAAATATTTTTTAAGCGCCTGTCGTTTGACCGGCGCTTTTCTTATGCCTATTTTAAAGGAGTGTGAGTCGATGCTTTTACTTTATCCCAGCGTCGAAACCGACTTTGAAAACAACGGACTTGGCGCCCTATCCGACGCTATATCCTGCGAGGTTACGGAGGAGAGGAATGGCGCATTTGAACTACAAATGGAATACCCGATAACAGGGATCCATTACCAAGATATTAAACCGAGGCGTATTATAACGGCTAAACCGAACCCTTACGGCGATATACAGCCATTCCGTATATACCGGATAACCCGCCCGATGAACGGAAAAGTGAAAGTGTATGCGCAGCATATATCCTATGATCTGACCGGTGTAACGGTCGCGCCTTTCACCGCTGGAAGCGCGGTAGGAGCGTTTACGGCACTAGAAAACAACGCTACGAGTAATAATCTTTTTTCTTTTCAAACGGATATACAAAGCGTCGGTACGATGACCGTTTCCGCTCCAGCCTCTGCCAGATCTTTGCTGGGAGGGCAGCAGGGTTCCATATTGGATATATATGGCGGGGAATACGAGTGGGATCGGTACACGGTCAAGCTGCTGGACCAACGGGGGCAGAACAACGGCGTTACCATCCGATACGGAAAGAATCTCACCAATCTGGAACAGGACGAGAACATTTCCAGTGTGGCAACCGGCGTATACCCGTACTGGACCGGCGGGGAAGGAGAACTGGTTACCATTCCAGAAAAAACAGTGGATGTGCCGGGTACATATGATTTTGAATATATCATCCCGTTGGATTTGTCAGGAGAATTTGAGAATCAGCCGTCGGCCGATCAACTGCGCGAGCGGGCGGAAAAGTATGTGGAGGACAACAACATCGGGGTACCGACGGTCAGTATCACCGTGGCATTCCAGCCGCTGGAGCAAACGGAGGAATACAAAGATATCGCGCTGCTGGAAAAGGTGAATCTATGCGATACCGTGACGGTGGAGTATCCCACCCTTGGGGTATCCGCAACGGCCAAGTGCGTTAAGACAGTGTATGACGTACTCAAGGGTAAATACACCAGTATTGATTTAGGAGACGCTAAAACCAACCTAGCGGACACCATCGTCCAACAGCAAAAGGAGATCGAGAAAGCGCCTACTATAACCCTCATTCAGCAGGCGATCAACAGCGCCACGAACCTCATCACGGGAAACAAAGGTGGGTATGTGGTGCTGCATGATACTAATGGAGATGAAGAACCGGATGAAATTTTAGTGATGGATATGCCATCTGTGGAAACAGCACAAAGAGTATGGCGATGGAACAACAGCGGTTTTGGCTATTCGGAAAATGGGTATAACGGCCCATACGAAACGGCCATCACAATGGATGGAACTATCATGGGAAAGTTTATCGCTGGACTTACCATCGCAGGAAGTCAGATCATATCCGGGATAATCAAAAGCGGAACCAGGCCGGAGGTGTATTTTGATCTGGACGCCGGAAGCCTGCATTGTGACGAGATGGTATCCACAACGGATTCAGGCACGAAAATGCGAGCACGAATTACCAGCCGGGAGGATTCCGGGCAGCTATCGGACGAATTTACTATTTTTTATGGAGATGAACAGATATTTAAAGTTCACCCAACATCAAGTGGCTTTTTAGATGTTCATTTACGGAATGGATGGGAATTATCGGTGTGGCCGGATGGTTATTTAGCAGTCAACATACCAAATGGATCGGGCGGAACAAAAACCGGCATGATTATACGACAGGACAGGATCGACTACTATCTTCCGATGTATGATCAGGATGGCAAAGAAATCAAGGGGGCGTAACAGTGGCAACAACAAAAAAAGTAAGTCTTGATGTATGGGGGCATAGTAACGAACAAACCATAGTGACCCGTGGAGAAGTCAAGTCCAGGAATCTAGAAATATCTCTGATAGACACAGGTGGCGCCCCATATGAATTGGACGGATACACAGCGCGGATATATGTCATTCCGCCGTATGGCGACCCTATATTTTTGGACGCTTCCATTTCGCAAGGAAAAGTTATTGCTGAAATCCCTTGCATTAATACTGCTGGAAAATGTCAAGCGCAAATTGTGCTGACCAACGAGGCAGGAGAAGAACTGCGTGTTACGGGATTGACTATCCACGTACAACCATCCAGCCTGGAAACAGCGGAAGATGTATCGTCGACCATTAGTGTAGTGGCTATATTAAGTGACGCGGAAGCAGCAACAGAGGCAGCAAATCAGGCCGCTGCGACAGCCAATATAGCGGCCGCTTCGGCCGGCAGAATAGATAATACGGTGAACAATGAACTGTATGGAGAGGCCCTTCATCTGGAATATGAGGTCGGCGGATTCGACTTGAGTCAGGGCGGCGAGGTGAACACGAAGGTGCGCGCCCGAACAGTAGACAAGGCACTCTTTGTCCGCAAGGGAATGCGGATCACCGGAGGCGGGACATATCAGGTGCAGGTTGCGGCGGTGGATTCCACCGGGGCGCCCATAGAGTACCTGTGTTTGTACGCGGACGAGTACGTCATGCAGGAAGACGGATATATCCGCTTAACGGTGAAAAGCATAGAGAACCCGACGGCTGCCGTGACGGAGGAGGACTTACCCCTGATTGCGGAGAAGGTGGTGATCCGGAACGATAACAACGTGGACAAACGGATCGGGACGCTGGCGGAGACGGTGAACAACGAGCTGTATGGAGAGGCCCTTCATCTGGAATATGAGGTCGGCGGGTTTGAGGCGAGCCAGGGGCAGGTGAACACGAAGGTGCGCGCCCGGCCGGTGGACAAGGCGATTCTTGTACGCAAGGGTATGCGAATCACCGGCGGCGGGGCATATCAGGTGCAGGTTGTAGCGGTGGACTCCATCGGCGCGGCCGGTGAGTACTTGTGCTTCTATGCGGATGAGTATGCGGTTCAGGAAGACGGGTATATCCGCTTCACGGTGAAAAGCGTGGCGAATCCGACGGCTGCCGTGACGGAGGAGGACTTACCCCTGATTGCGGAGAAGGTGGTCATTCTGAATGACGCGGGCATGGAGAAACGGATCGGGACCTTGACCAACGATCTGCACGGAGAAGTCTTTCACTTTGCCTATGAGGTCGGAGGATTCGATATAGTTGACGGCGAGGTGAATACCAAAAAACGCGCCCGGCCGGTGGAGAAAGCCATCTCTGTGCGCAAAGGCATGAGAGTCACCGGCGGGGGCGTGTATCAGGTGTACGTGGTGGCGGTGGATTCCACTGGAGCGGCCCTGGAGGTGCTGTGCAGCTATGCGGACGAGTACCTTGTCCGGAAGGATGGATATATCCGCTTCACCGTGAGAAGTGCGGAGAACCCCAATGCCGAATTGACAGCGGCAGACCTGCCCGCGATTGCGGAAAAGGTGGTGATTGTGGACGACAGCGGCAGCGTGGACAAGAGGCTGGAGGCGCTGGAGGAGAGCGACCGTTTCTGGGCCACGTCCGGCACATGGGATATCCGGCAGGGCTCTTCCGAGTCCGATTACACCCAAAACGCCAACGGGAATGTCGACGTGCCGGCCGATACCGTGCTGTACCGGGACGCGGTGACGGACCTGCTCTTTCAGAAGCTGACCTGGACCTTCAAGGTGAACACAGTGGGGGCGTTCGCTTTCGGGACCCGGGACGGATCGGGGAAGGCCAACGGGTATTATGTCTTGGTGAACCCCGCCGACAAAACCCTGAAAATCTACGACGCCGATTGGAACGGGACCCTCACCCTCAGGCGGAGCCTCACCATCGACTTCGACATCCTGGCGGGGGAAACCTACTATGCGGAGATCATCAAAACCGGCACCCTCTCCACCGAGTTTACCCTGAAATGTATCAGCGCGCCGGGGAAAACCTTTTCGTACACCAATGACCAGCTAAACAACAAGCTGCGCGGCTGGGGCGGCGTGGCGTTCGGCTCGGCGGGCGGGGTGTTCGAGCTGGTGAACATGACGCAGAGGGCCCAATCGGAGGCGGAATGTGAGATACTGCTGATCGGGGACAGCTTTGTGGAGAATGCGTCGGGGGAGCTGGAGTCGGAATACGCCTATGCGTACAGGCTGCGGGAGAAGCTGGGAGAGAAGCTGATCGCCAGCGGGCGGGGCGGGGCCACCACGGCGTCGCTGAAAAACAAATATACCACCGATTTCCTCGCGGCCAAGGCGAAATACACGGTGCTGCAGATCGGGTCCAACGACAGCCTTTCCCTCTCGGTGGCTACCTTCAAGATGAACCTGCTGGAGCTGATCGGGCGGGTGGAGGAAAACGGGTCCATCCCCGTGCTGGTGACCATCCCCCGGCGGTACGACACCGACAACACGGCCTTCATCACCGAGGCCAACGCCTGGATCAAATCGTTGGGGTATTGGTACATAGACGAATACGCGCTGCTGCCGGCCGACCGGCTGTTGAGCGATACCATCCACCCCAACGCCGAAGGGCACGACCTCATACTTAGCAACCTTCTGGCGCTGATCCCGGTGTGATATGGATTGGAGGAAGGACAATGGAAATGGAAATCATCCAGTGTTATCAGACAAAAAATCCCTGCTACCGGAAGGGAACGCCGATGAAGCCGGTGGGGATCGTGGTGCACAGCACGGGGGCGAACAATCCGCACCTGTGCCGGTATGTGGACTGTCCCGAACGGCTGGGGGTGAACCGGTACGGCAACCACTGGAACCGGCCGGAGGCGGCGACGCTGGTGCATGGAGCCATCGGACTGGACAAGGAGGGGTTTGTGACGGTGGTGAACACCCTGCCCTATACCATGGCGGCGTGGGGCGTGGGCAAGGGGAGCCGGGGAAGCTACAATTACGACCCCACCGGGCACATTCAGTTCGAGATGTGCGAGGACGATCTGACCGACCCGTCTTATTTCGATCAGGTGATGGGAACGGCGGTGGCCTACTGTGCGCGGCTTTGCCGGGAATATGGCTTGGCGGCGGAGAGCGTAGTCAGCCACAAGGAGGCCCACGCGCAGGGGTACGCCTCCAACCACGGGGACCCGGAGAACTGGATGGGGCGGTTCGGCATGACGATGGAGGACTTCCGGGCGAGAGTCCGGGCGAAACTGAAAGGAGAAGTGACAATCATGGGAAAGGTAGTCAACAGGGACGAGCTGGTGGCGTGGATCGACGCCCATGCGGTGGAGGTGGAGGAGCAGCCGGAACCGGAGGTCAAGCCGGAGCCTGTTGCCATCAAAGCCGGCGACAAGGTGGTGTTCAAAAGCGGCGTGACCCAGTGGGGCACCGGCTCGGGCAACAAGGGAATCCCTTCCTGGGCGCAGGACGGCAAGACCACCTTCACGGTACTGGAGATCGTCAAAGACGGCACGGAGGCCCGGATCGGCAACGCTTCCGGCGCTTACACCGGCACCGCTTATCTCAAGGGCCTGGAGAAGGTGGGGTAAGGGATGGGGATCACGTGGAGTCAGATCATCACGCCCCTGCTGGTGGCTGCGCTGACGGGTGTTGTGGGCGGATTCTGCCGGTATGTGTCCAAGAGGCTGAACGAGATGAAGGTATCCAACGCGGCCCTCAAGGACGGCCAGCGGGATTCCCTGCGGTATCAGATCGTACAGGCCCATGACTATTTCACCGGCAAAGGGTGTATCGGCAAGTATTCCCTGGACTGTATCGAGGCCATGTACGAGAGCTACCACAAGCTGGGCGGAAATGGCTTCATCAACGGCATTATGGCCGACATCCGGGAGCTGCCTATCAAATGAAGGGAGAACATAAATGGAAAACATGGCATTGATCCTCATGCTGGCGGTGACGGCGGAGGGACTGGTGGAGTATGGCAAGAGCGTGGGAAAGGCCATTGTGGAGAGACAGGCGAAAACGGCGGTGACGCAGATCGGGGCGGTGATCGTGTCGGTGCTGCTCTGCTTTGCGGCCGGGGCGGATTTGTACGCGGCCATCGGCGTGGAGCTGGTATATCCCTGGATTGGGGTACTGCTGACCGGAATTTTCGCCAGCCGCGGCGCCAACTATATCAGCGATTTCATTGGCAAGCTGACACAGGGGAAAAAGGAATAATGGGAAAAGAGAAAGCCGGGAGTATCCTTAGTGGGTACTCCCGGTCTTTTATATAGAACAACTATTCAATTTTGTTTCCCAATCCTGCGGAAATCCGATATGATTAAGCTTTATTGAATCGGAATATTCATTTATGAGAGATTGTAATGATGGATAGATACCGTTGTCCCACGCTCGTTTATTCGGGTATAAATTTTTGAGGATTATAATGTAGTCAAACAGCCTTCCTTGGGGAGAATACGAAAAAACATCTGGAAATTGGGGTGTAGCAGAAAATTTCCAATAATATATTCTAGAGTAATGAGCACATATATTTCTGAGGTCAGTTAAGCATACCAGCCAACTTCTAAGTATGTCATTCGTTATGTGGAGGCTATTCGCAATAGTTCTTTGATCTACTAATTTAAAGTCAGAATAAAAACGCGACAGCATTCCAAAAGTGAAGAATTCAATTATAACCCAAATTGGATAATTTCCATTGTAAGCTTTTTCATGCCATTTTACTATGTAAGATTTTCTATTGTTATCTCGCGCTGCTATTATATCAGAAACAAAACGGTCTTCATTATGTCGATTATTATAATTTTCAGAATTTAAATATCCAAGCGGTCCATACTTATTTGAATGTATGTAGGACAAAATAGACCTTAAATATACTTCTATTTCTTCTATACATTGAAAAATCAACGATCGAATTCTACAATCAAAGTCATATATACGATAAACCCTTTCAATCGGTACACCCTTGAAATAACAATTATTAGATTTGTCTTTAAATGGAAGGAGATATGCAAGTAATCTATAATATCGTATTTGCATTAATTTTTCCTTGCAAATGTCATCATTTTCTATTATAAACCCTTTCAGTCTTAGGCTTTCAATCTGTTCTTCATAAGTTGAGGGTTCCTTAATATACATATTAAAACCTCCGCAAAAGAAAACGCCCCCCCTGGGACACATCACAATAACGTGAGAGGTGCGGGGGGTCCTGTCATATATATTATATGCCAAATTCTACATAATGCAAGTATAAAAATATTGACAAACAGTATATTTGTGTAATGTTACAATGATTTGCTGTGTGTTTTGATGAGTTTTCATCGTTTTTCGATCGTTTGCTTTGCTTTTCATAGCCTAGTTCACCATAAACGAATTATCATCTCTATCGGATTCGTAATAAACCCGGCCAACAATTAGAGCAGCCGGAAAACATTTCCATCCCACTATTGCCTATCGATCTGGTATGCTATAGTGGGGTGAATTTATGATTGATTTGGACTGCTTAAGCAACCTATATGATCCACGGGTATATGACCCCGAACAATATAACTTGGTGGCCTATTATGATAACGGGCGCGCCCTTGACGATTCGCGTTATTTGATCCATAGCCTTATGCACAGAGGGCGGCGGTATATGCTCTATATCACTGGCGGCCCGGATTGCTGGCTATCCATCGAAGGGAAACCCGTCCGAATGATACGCCCCCAATCAGAGGCGCAGGCATGGGCTTGGCTACGGCAGAACCATAGAAAGATTCGCCAGGTGAACAAGGATGAATGGGCGTGGTTATTCGCTGGGTTTGTTATGGGTGCGTATGAATGAGAATACGGCGGACAGGTTTTATTCCTGTGCGCCGTTTATTTTTTGGAAAAGTAGTCAAATGGTAGTCAGGTTTGGGTTTTGGCATAAATAAAAACCCGCACGAACCCAGTGTTCATGCGGGTTTGCGTGGAGCTGGTGAGCGGACTTGAACCGCTGACCTGCTGAATAGAATCAAATTTAAAATAGTTCCAATAATTGGAAGGAACATAATTACACCAATAAGAATTGCATTCACGATAAACGGGAAATCCAAAAAGATTAACGGACAGAAAGCAAAGAACGCTGCTATCAAATAAAAGATTACATAACCAAATACGCCGAGTTTAGCTGCAAGTTTTTCTTTCATTCCCATTTCTCTTCCTCCATTCATCCTCTGGCACACTTCTTGCATGGTGTATACCCCTGGTCTATAGCGTCATCAAGTTCTATTGGAAAAGAATTCTTCCCGCCGCAGGTGCTCCTAAAATGGTATCTTTCTCCGGTAGGGGTAATGTAGACGGTTCTGGACTTTTTCTCCTCTTCTCTGGAGACTTCATCCTCTCCATCGTCCCATATGTTGGGGATAGAATAAGATGAAGCGATGGAAGATGAGGGCCGGCGCGAGGATTCGGGAGTGCTGGATGAATCCTCATCGACGCATGAGGATAAAGAGAGGATTGCGGCTAGAACAACCGTAGCGAGTAGAATTCTGCGCATTTTTCTACCTCCACACAATCACCCTTGACAACATGTGGCAAAGGTGTATTATAATATTGTGTGGAGATATTTCACAGTCTGGTGACTTCTTTACACAAAGGCCGCTTGGGGGTGCCACCCTGGGCGGCCTATTTTTTGTCTTGCACATTCATATAGAGCAAATGCGTAGTCAGAGTAACTGGAAAAAATTTCATGTAATTTCTTACAAAATATACGCATTTTGAGCTGTCAGGATATGACATTTTTCATACATAAATATTGGAAGATACTTTCGATTATTTTCGCTAAAAAACAGTTGATATGCGGCTAAAGGGGTGGTATAATAAGAACAAATGAATCAGGTATACTAATGGCTTTATTTTTTGCGTCGCGTATATAATACCTTTCTCGTCCAACAAGAGAACATAAATGCGCTTTGGAGATACCAGTTTCAGTTAACAATTTATCTAATCTGGAGAAATCAAACATAAATTCATCCCCTTAATAGTACAATACAACAAATTCTCCTTGATGTGAGAAAATCAATTGACTTTCTCACAAATAGGAGATATACTATAAATGCAATCAGTTGTTAAACGACTTGCCCAATAAAAAACCAAGCCCCCTGAAAAACTGGTTTTCAAAAAGCAATCACTTATTATGTTGGCCTCGACAACCACATGATAAGCCAAAAACAACCGATTGTCAATAAAAAAGGAAAAAAGAGGAAAAGAAGGTGAGAAAAATTGGGTCGGAACATAAAATTTCGGCTTATGCGTATCGGGAAAACCCAGCGATGGTTAAACGATGAATTACGCGAGGCCGGATACAAAAGCATGAACCCGCCGTATTTGTCCGCTATTATCAACGGGCATTACAAAACGAAAACCACAGAGGCGATTCTAGACAAGATCGAGGAGATCATCAAGCCTTACGAAAAGCAGAAAGGAGCATAAGAAAAGCCCACTCTTTCGAGTGGGCGGAAAGGAGAAACGTAATAATGAATGTCTTTTGCGCGGTATTAGGAGCGATTAGTCTGGCACTCGGCATTTTGGTAGCAATTCTAAAGACGAGAAATCACTAAAAGTCATTTCTTTTTTAATTTTACCTTTGTCTGTATACAAGACCATTTGAACAGTTTTCCCACAAGCAAAATAAAGACCTGAATCTGATGGGAGAAGCAGCCCCAAAAACGCACCGCCTGATTCTATTTTCTGAGGAAATGTGTTTGAATGCCATGTTTCTCTGCAGGTTATGGTCTGGCCGGTTCTCTTGGTAACTTCTGTTATCAGCTTTCGATAATCGCCATAGTATACGCTTTTACCATCACACGTGAGTTTCAGTCTACTGATACAAATCGACGTGGATGACTGATTGATGATTTGCAAGTGAAGAATATCTTCTACATCCGCAATGCGAAACACATGTTTGATTTCAATCGTTATTCGTTTATGGCGTTTATAAAGTTCAAGTGCAAAATTGTATACAGATAGCAAAAATCCCATGATAGCGATTACATTTAAAGCAATCTCCACACCCAGCACATCCTTTCGCCTCAATTCTACCACAATTGATAAGTGAATACAATTCACATAATGTGCAAATCCCATGGCCCAAATTCGATAGAAAGCCACATAAGAAAAACCCGCTTGGGAGAGCGGGAAGGAGGGGGTGCTGAGATGTGGATGTTTATTCTAGCGTGCGTTTTTTATTCAATTCTTATTGCTATTCAGATCGATCAAGGTAAACAGATTGCGAAAATACACCATCAGTTATTTTTTATCAGACGCAAATTGGACAATGATGTTTCGGATTTCATCCCGGAAAATAGCAACGGCAGCTCCAATACTCCACCAGATGAAAGTGAGTAATACATGGTCAATGCGAAATCCAATATGCGCTTTGTTGTTCATACTATCAAGTCCTTTCAAAGTCTACGCAAACATCATATAGGCTATGAAAGAGATTGTCAACAGGGAGGTGATACATATGGAATATGACCTTGAAAAATTGGTGTTAGACATATTGAGTAAGCATAAGCAATTGTTTCAAGTCGGGAAAGAACGATTTACCCCGGACGATATATCCAAGTTGTACGGAACCAGTGTAGCCACAGCGCGTCAAATGATGAACAGGGGTGATTTTGGAGAGGTTATATCCATTACTCCTCGAAACAAGGTGGTTACTCTGGAAGGGCTGCTCAAATATGAAGCCCTCCACACTGGATTTGTAAGTGGGAAACCGGAAGTTAAGCAGCGTCGCCAAAAGACCAACAGGCCTGCGGTTGGAAGAATTTGAAAGGAAGTGAACGCATGAATCAAAAGCTGCCCGCGCTTATCGTCATAATAGGATTTGTGATTGTACTGGGCGCGGAAGGAGACGCTTACTGTAACACGGGCCGGTACATAGTGGCTAGAGCGGTGATAGGCTGCGTGATGATGGTAGGCGGGTGCATATGGAGCTTTATAGGGGGGAAGAAATCATGAAATTGACCATTGAAGAAGCCCAAAATATGATGGAAAGGAATTTCGGCTACCTCGATCTCAGCGACACCCCGATTCAGACGTTGCCGGATAACCTTACAGTAGGCGGCGGCCTTGATCTCAGAGGCACCCCGATTCAGACGTTGCCGGACAATCTTATAGTGGGCGGCTACCTCAATCTCAGCGGCACCCCGATTCAGACGTTGCCGGACAATCTTATAGTGGGCGGCTACCTCAATCTCAGCGGCACCCCGATATTCAAAAAAGGCGCAATAAAAAAGGCCAACAAATTACACGATGGCGACTATGCGCCCAATCGATATCTATACGCAGACGGCATATTAACTCATATAAAAGGCAGACGGGATATTAAAGGGTATGTGTTCTACAAAGGCAAAATCCCGGGCCGCAACGTATTATTTGATGGGACGAATTATGCCCATTGTGAAACGTTCGGGGACGGTGTTCGGGATCTGGCGTTTAAGGCCGCCATGAATCGAGGGGCAGATCAATACAAGCACCTCACCTTGGATAGCTGCCTCACGGCGGATGAAATCATCCCAATGTACCGGATCATAACCGGCGCTTGTTCGCAAGGAACGAAAAAGTTTGTGGACAGCCTGGGAACCTTAAAAGACAGCTACACCATACGGGAGGTAATCGACATAACGAGCGGGCAATACGGATCAGGTACATTCAAAGCATTCTTTAACCAGGAATAAGAGGCGAAAAATATGGTCGTGGGCAAAAATAAAAGCCGCCCGCGCTGGTGCAACAGCGAGGACGGCAACAGGGAAAAACATACCAATTACAGTATACACCAGGGAGGGAGGTGCGTCAAGTGCTGGTAGGGGAACTGCTCGAAGTAGCGGCCAAGCTCCCGTCGGACGCCCATATTAACATTTATGTAGACCAGGATATGGAGCTGTCCAGCGACGCATGGAGCGCCAAAATAGACGCACACCTATCCGATTATTTCGAAGCGGCGGAGATATTGGCAGAAACCGAGTGGGACGGGCCGCGCAAAGCGCCTTGCTTGACGATCATTACTGGGAAGGCGGTCTCGTGATGGAAATCGGTATGCAAGGAGGCGTTAAATGGTATATGACGGGAGAAGCCAGAGTAAAAATTTATTTTCCGGAAGGAGAGACAACGTGCAAATGGTGTTGGCCTTTTTTGCGGGTGGATAATGAATTGCACCGTTGCCGTTGTAAATTAACCGGGGAATCCATACCAGACCCACAACATGAAATCGGGCAACAATGCCCATTGATTTTTCAAGATAAGGAGGAATGACCTATCGGAATTCCAGTAATGATTCTAGGAGAAAGCGGCACGGGAAAAAGCGCCAGCCTACGTAATTTCCATCCGGATGAAATCGGCGTAATCAACGTATGTGGTAAGCCTCTGCCTTTTCGAAACCAGATGAAGGACCTAAAAACGGATGATTATCTAAAAATCGAAAAGGCATTGAAATCCAGCGAAAAGAAATCTGCGGTTATAGACGACTGTCAATATTTGATGGGGAACGAGTTTATGCGTCAAGCAAAGGTAACGGGATACCAAAAGTTTACCGACATCGCCCAAAATTTCTGGACGCTGGTACAGGTGGTAATCCGAGAGCTGCCAGAGGATGTCATTGTGTATTTTCTCGGCCATATCGATCGGGACCAGAGTGGAAATGAAAAATTCAAAACCATCGGGAAAATGTTGGACGAGAAGATCACAGTGGAGGGAATGTTCACCATCGTCATGAAAACCAGCGTTCAGGAAGGGAAGTATCTGTTTTCCACCCGCAACAGCGGCAGCGACACGGTGAAAACGCCGATGGGTATGTTTGAGGATCCATACATAGACAACGACCTGAAGATGGTGGACACCGTCATCCGGGAATACTACAACATTTAATGGAGGAAAAGAAAATGAAGCCTTATAAGGGATATGAAGCGAAGAAAAAAGCGGTACGGGAGATTCTTCCCGTCGGGGGATATGTGGTGAAGGTGCTGGACGTGAAGGAGCATGTATACAGCTGGGGCAATGTATTGGAAATATCGTTTGACATCACGGAAGGCCCGCATGCCGGTTTTTTTGCGTCGGATTATAAAAACAATATCAATGAGGATAAAAAATGGCGCGGAAAGTATCGTTTGAATGTGCCAAAAGATGATGGGACCAAAGAGGATGGCTGGACAAAAAATACCTTTAACGGAGCCATGTATGCCTTTGAGGACAGCAACGGCGGCTTTCACTGGGATTGGGACGAAAACAAGCTGAAAGATCTGACGGTTGGTGCGTTATTCCGCCGGAAGGAATGGGAATACAACGGTCAAACCGGGTGGACAACTGAGTGCTGCGAATTAATTCCGGCTCAGGATGTGCGGGAGAACAATTTCCAGATTCCGAAGGATAAACCGTTGAAGAACAAGTCCACGGCCAGAAGCGCCATGCCGGCTGGATTTGAAGAAATTGTGGATGATGATGATCTGCCTTTTAAACTGTAATGTATACGCATTTTGAAGTCGACCACATGCTGGACAGCATGACCGTTCTGGTGGATACCCGGGAGCAGGATACCCCTGCTCTTCGGGCTCGCCTGGAGGGGCTTAAACACCCTTTCCGGCGGTGCAAACTGGAGTATGGGGACTACTCCTGCGAGATCACCAAACCGGACGGGACAATAACCAGCGCGGCCAACAAGATAGCCATAGAACGCAAGATGAATCTGGACGAGGTGTGCATGTGCTTTACGAGCGGCCGAGAACGGTTTGAGCGGGAGTTTAAGCGGGCAAAACAAGGCGGCGCAAAGGTGTATTTGTTGATTGAAAACGCGTCCATAGACAAGGCGCTGGCGGGTACTTATCGCAGCCGCATGAACCCGGATGCGTTGGTAGCCTCTATCCTTGCCTGGTGCGCGCGGTATAACCTGACGCCATGGTTTTGCCAGCAGAAAAACACCGGCAAGCTCATTGCGCGTATCCTGCGGTATGAGGTCAAGGCTATGCTAGATCGGGGTGAATTATAGATGCTGGAAAATGGATTTATCAAGCTGCATCGGAAAATCCTCAAGTGGGAATGGTACGACGAGCCGAACACCATGCGGTTGTTCATACACCTACTGCTGACGGCGAACACAACCGACGAAATATGGCACGGCGTGAAAGTCCTTCGTGGAAGCCGTATTTCCTCTTACGCAAAGCTGGCTAAAGAACTCAATCTCACAATCAAGGAAATTCGGACATGCTTGCAACATCTTGAGACGACAGGGGAAACGGCACACGCATCAACCCGGAACTATACAGTGTTTACCGTGCTTAATTACGATTCTTACCAGACGAGGGGCACAGCGAAGGGCACACAAAACGGCACACCGGCGGGCAAACGAGGGGCAAACGAAGGGCAACAAAGGAAGAAAGTAAAAGAAAGCCAAGAAGATAAAGAAGAAAGCGCGACGACTTCCGGCGTTGAAACGCCGTCGTCTGCGCCCCGGGAAAAATCCATATACGAGAGGATGCGGGAATAGTGGGATACCTGTTCAGGGCAGACGATGTGTATGGTCTGGCTTCCAAGCTGGGGGCAGATGTACGGGAAAAAGGAAAAGAACTGTTTTTCAAGTATTGCCCCTATTGCCATGGCGGGGAAAAGCGGGATCGAGACACCTTCTCGGTGAATCTGGACAATGGAACTTTTCATTGCTTCAGGGCGGGGTGTGGAAAATCCGGCCACTTTGTGGAGATGGCGAGGGATTTTGATTATCCTCTGGATTTCGGAGATAACCGGCGGCGGAATTACCGACCTCTTCCGCAAAGGCCGTTTCCGGTGCGAGAGCCCGCGGTGAAATATATGGAGTCCAGGGGAATCAGCCAGGAAATCACACAGCGATATAGAATCACAACAACCAGGGACGATGAACATATTCTGGCCTTCCCTTTTTATGACGAGAACAACACTTTGCAATTTCTGAAATATCGGCGGACGGATTTTGACCGAGAGAAACACAAAAACAAGGAATGGTGCGAGAAGGACACAAAGCCAATATTATTCGGCATGGCCCAATGTGTGGATTTTGATCGGCTGGTAATCACAGAAGGCCAGTTGGACAGCCTATCGGCCGCCCAGGCGGGAATCCCCAACGCGGTTAGCGTACCAAACGGCTGCAACGGTTTTACATTCCTGGAAAACGTATGGGACTGGATCGTGAAATTTCGGGAAGTGGTGGTATTTGGCGATTGTGAAGGCGGGAAAATCACTTTGCTGGATACATTGCAGAAACGATTGCCCAATCGGGTAAAGGCCGTTCGTGTCGCGGATTATTTGGGTGAAAAAGACGCAAACGATATTTTACGCAAATACGGACCGGAGGCGATCCGCAAAGCGGTAGAAAATGCAGATGTCCCGCCTATATCCCACGTCAAGGAACTGGCGGATGTCAAAGTGGTAGATTTGTACAAACTTCCCCGTATTCGCACCGGAATTCCAGAGTTGGATCAGATTATTGGCGGGCTGTTTTTCGGGCAGCTTGTGTTACTGACCGGAAAACGGGGCGAAGGCAAATCGACGCTGATGTCTCAAATTCTAGTTGAGGCATTAGACCAAGGCTATAGTGTGTTTGCTTATTCCGGTGAGCTGGCAGATTATCATTTTAAACGATGGCTGGATTATCAGGCGGCCGGTCCCGACAATATCGTGACGGATAAAGACATATTTGGGGACGATGTATATCATATCACCAATCCGGTGCTGGATAAAATTAACAATTGGTATCGTGGCAGGGCATATCTTTATGACAACGAAGCAGTGGACGACGAAATGGAAAGTCTACCGGATACCATTGAACAGGTAATACGGCAATATGGAGTGAAACTGGTATGCGTAGATAATCTGATGACCGCTATGGATGTAGGGATAAATGATAATTTATACCAGGCACAATCCGCTTTTGTGCATCGTTTAAAACGAATTGCCGTAAAGTACGATGTGGCATTGGTGCTGGTGGCCCATCCTCGTAAAACCAGTGGGGACTTTACCAATGACGATGTATCCGGTTCCGGAGATATCACCAACCGGGTAGATACAGTATTAGCTTATTCTCGCAACGTCGATAAACACGGGGAAGAAGATTGCGATAGCCATCTGATAGTAACCAAAAACCGCCTTTTTGGAAAATTGACAAAACGAACCGAACCGATAGAGCTGTATTACAGTCAAAAATCAAAACGGATCACCAGCGCCAGCGGTTTTGTTTATGGTCCAAAGCAATATGGATGGGAAAATCAACCGACACGATATGCCGACTTTGAGGAGATTTGAGGCGATTGTATGACGTATAAAGATATATTGACGTTGGTAAATAAAAACGAAACGTTGCCTCCTTTTCAATCGCTCCCGGATCGACTGTGCTATGAGAGTTTGGCAAAATTAAAAGCAGATTATGAACTTGTCGGTTTAGAGGAAAAACAGGTGAAAATCCGTAAGCAGGATATTCGACGTGCCCACGAGGAGTATACAGAGGCGTATCGGCGGTATATAGCTGTGTATCGAGAGTATAACGACAACAGTCGGAAAACAGGTGGAATATTGAGAGAAATCCTCAGTGGCACAAAAGAAAAACCTCAGGATTATAAAAAGCTATTTTTGTTGGCTGTGGACTGTATTGGACTCATACGGAACGACGATGTAACTGTAAGGGCTATTAAGGAGGCATCCCATGTTGACAACGTGTAGCCGCTGCCGGCGGAGGGACTATTGCGAGAACTGTACAAAGCAGGAGGATTGCTATTGGCTTAAGGCCATCCCTCCAGAGGGGGGGGCGGAGCTGGGCAAGGCGGATCGAGAGGGGCGGGTGGTGATTAAGCCATATTGTCCGGTTAAAGTCGGGGATATGGTATATACCATACGCGACAATGCAGCTATAGGTTATAGAGTCACGGAAAAATCAGAAGGCAATGGGTGGATGGTGATTTCGGCGCGCAGGAACGACGGAAGATTGTCGTTTGGTCTATTGGATATCGGCAAAACCGTATTCCTCACCCGCGAAGAAGCCGAAAAAGCATTGGAGGCGGAACAGGATAGCTAAACAATTCAATTTTGAGAGGGGATAAGAAAATGGTTCACGCAGTTAAGATAGAGCCGGAATATTTCATGGTTTACGCTTCTGGCCAAAAGCTCTTTGAAGTGAGGAAAAACGACAGGCCATATAAAGTCGGGGATTTTCTCGCCCTCAATGAGTACAATGGCAAAGAGTATACGGGACGGTGCGCTATGGGCGCAATCACCTACATATTGGAAGAAACAGAATATTGCGCGGAAGGGTATGTGGTGCTGGGTCTTAAGCCGTGCGCTGTTATATCGCGCAAGGCACCGAAACCCGATGTATATTGGAGGAATGAATAGTATGAGCGATGATATGGCGAAAGGCTGTAACAATTGCCCGGCACGGTCAAAATGCGAAGGATTGACCTATCGTGGATCCGCCTGTGCCGCGCTGCGGTACATGTATGGGGCTCCAGAAGATCCGGATATACGTAGCGGAGCCGATGACTTAATAAGCCGGAAGGCGTTGGCGAAAGCAGCTAAAAATATATCAAGCAGTCTGCTGAACGAGTGGGACGCACTCGGGGTGTTGGAACTAATATACAGGCAGCCTGCCGTTGACGCGGTCCTGGTGAAGCACGGTAGAAATGAAACGCAGATGAACCCGGTTGACGAATTTATTTGTTCCGAGTGCGGATTTACAGTTCAAGATTTCGAGGGATATGACAACGAAGAAGAAGTGTACTACGAATTCAATCCGCACTACTGCCCAAATTGTGGGGTGAAGATAGACGGAAGCGAAAACGGCGTTGTGGATGAGGTCCCTCCCGAATTTGTAGCCCGCACACTAGAAGGCAAGGAAATCACTGGGGAAACACGCGATAAGCTATATCGTGTCATGGACAAATCAATAGATAAATTCCTTGAGAGCGAGGTAGGAGGCGAGAAGTAATGAGCGAGTGGATCAGCGTTAAGGATAGGTTGCCGGATGAAAAAACAAGAGTGCTTGTGTTTGTGCCTCATAGTGACACAAAAATTGACACAGACAGGATGGTGGGCCGGATGTGGGTAAGATGGAATGGGCATATCACCCACTGGCAGCCGTTGCCGGAACCGCCCGAGGAGGAGTAAATCATGGGTTTTATGCTGGGGTTCATAGAAAGGCTTGGAGGTCTATTTCTGGGGTTCATCGGCGGGGCAGTTATGTTCGGGTGGGTGCTTCCTTGGCTGGGGGAAAAGTTTAACGAATGGAGAAGGGAGGCGAAACCCCATGACGATTAGTTTACCCCTCTACGCCTGGCTGTTGCTTCTGGTGGGGAGGCCGAGTGATGGAAGTATTTGAAGATATCGATTGCACCGAGTGCTGTATAGCCGGAGAACCGTTATTTGGATGTGACGACTGCTGTTGGGATTATGGAATAGATGACGACAACCCGGAATTGATTGGGGGCATACAAAATGGTGATTGATCTGTCTAGCGGTGGAATGATCTTATTGTTAGTCGGAACCCATGTGTTTACCGGATGTCTCGGATTTGTGCTTGGGTGCTGTATGCGGATGGCGGGCAAAAAGCCGGAGGAAAAGCCATGAACCAGCGGGAAAGCGTTTGTATCAAAGATGGTTGCCTCTGGCTGAACGGCGGGGTATGCAGCCGGGAATGCGAGTACAAGAAGGAGCTGTCCGGGAATACGACGCTATATGTAGATCCGCCTATAGACAGAGGGGGGCGGAGGAAGACGGCTTCTGCCTGGGTGACATGGTTTAACCGGTCCTGGCGGGAACTGAAACGGTTCTATCGGAAAGGATGAAAAAAGTGATTAGTTTGAACTGCCATTCGTGCCCGCATTTTGACTCCGATACGATGGATTGTTATCTGGACTGCGAGGATGTGTGGGAATGTATGAAGGCGGGGAATCCATATGTAGACAAAGGGCAATGTCCCGATGGCTGCGAAAAAGATTGTATGGAGTGCCCGTATAATGCATGACGCGATAACGGGCAGAGCTTCTACAGGAGGGGATAGGGTGACAAACGGGGAGAAGAAAGCGATATTGTTGGAGTACCGGGCGATTGAGCGGCGGATCAACCGGTTGATCGATGAAAAAGCGGCATGGAACGCCAAAGCCACGGCCACAACCTCCTCCTTTTCGGATATGCCCAGGAGCGGCGGAGGATCGGATAAAATCCAGACTACCGTGGAAAAGATTATCGAGATAGAGGAAAAGCTGGACCACGAAATTGACGCTTTGGTGGATTTACGCAACAGGATTGAAACAGCCGTGGAGAGGCTGGAAGACGGCCGCCTGCGGGATGTTATGCGATATCGGTACATAGACGGGATGAAATGGGAACAGATAGCGGTGGTTATGCGGCTGGATTATCGATGGGTGTTGAGGCTTCATGGGCGCGCACTATGTAAATTGACCATAGAAAGCCACTATTAACATATGCTATGGTGTATATGTAAAAACAGGCAAAGAGCGTCTCGGGTAAATCCGGGGCGCTCTTGCTATACGGCGGATTAGAGCAGAAGCAGCTCGCCAGCCTCATACGCTGGAGGTCGTTGGTGCAAATCCAACATCCGCAACCAATGGTGTTGCGCGGCATTATGAGAATCTGCGCGGGTCTGGGGGATTCTATGTGAAGGAGTTTGCGAAAGGCTTATATAAATCCAAAGCGTGGCAGCGGACGCGGGACGGATATGCGGCCAGTGTGGGCGGCTTATGCGAGGACTGTCTTGCACGAGGAATCTATAAAGCGGGCGAAATCGTACACCATAAACAGGCGCTGACGCCTGATAATATTCACGACCCGTCGGTCACGTTGTCATGGGACAATCTCAAACTGGTATGCCGAGATTGTCATGCTAAGGAACACGGCAGTATGAAGCGGTATAAGGTGGATGAGTTTGGGAGAGTAACGATGGGATATCCCCCCATTCGTCGTTGAAACAATCCCCCGGGAGACCGATGGGAGGAGTTAAGAAATCCCGGACGAGCCACGCGAAGGG